AATGGCTACCAAATCACTATTCGACCATATCAAAGCAATTACAACCGAACAAGACCCAAAGTATTGGGATAAGTTAGATGATGCAGATAAAAAGACTTGGTCTAATTATATGGTACATCGTTTTATCTCAATGAACCCAGATTGGATATCTGTCATTTCAGAGATACAACCTTATACTGAAATATTAGAACCCAAACAATTATATCTAGCATTAATTGGTATCATACCGAAAGGTAAATATTATCTTAGATATGTAAAAGGAAAGAAAGAAGATACCTATGAAAAATGGTTAGTTGAATTGGTTGCAAAGGATTACCAATGTTCTACAAAACAGGCTGAAGAGTATTTAGAAATACTATATTCAACAAAGGAAGGTAGAGAACATATTAAGTATACATGTGAGAGATATGGTATAGAATCCAAAGAAATCACAAAATTAAAATTAAAAATATAGTGAGTAACACAACTTGTATATTACCATTTGTTCATCTATACTCAGAACCAAAGGGAGAAATGAAACCCTGCTGTATAGCAAGTGGATTTGATGAACCATTGGATTTAAAAACCTTAACTATTGAAGAAGCATTTAATTCATCTCAAATGAAAGAGCTTCGTAAAGATATGTTAGAAGGTAAACGAAATAAAGTATGTGATGTTTGTTATAAAAAAGAAGATTTAAACAATCACTCTCCTCGTACTGATTTTAATAAAAATAAGTTATGGAAAATGCCGGAAGTGAACGAAGATTATTCGGTTGATTCTCAATTCCAACATATAGATATTCGTTTTTCAAACCTATGTAATTTTAAATGTAGAATGTGTAATCATGATTTTTCATCCAATTGGTATGAAGATTCCCAAAAAATACATAACTATACTGATAAAGGTAGAACTAAGGTAATGAAAGTTTCTGATACAATCGTTGAAGACTTGATTCCACATTTAAAGAATATCAAAAGTTTTTATTTTGCAGGTGGCGAACCCCTAATAATGCCGGAACATTATAAAGTATTAAAACATCTTTATGATACAATGCCAGTTATAGAACAGCATTGGGGTAATGTAAGACCATTGAGTATTCATTATAATACAAATTTATCAGTAATCACATATGATGAAAATAGTTTAGTTGAATTATGGAAAGGATTTGATAGAGTATTTTTATCTATATCATGTGATGGGATAGGGGAAGTGGGTGAATATCAAAGAATAGGATTTTTACATGATAAATTCATAACAAATCTAAAAACAATACAAAAATATTTTAATCCTAAGTCCCCATATGAAGGTGGATTTGGTTTACAATATAATTTTCAATATACTACTACTATTTGGAATGCATACCATATTTTTGATTTTATCAAATTTATGAAGGAAAATGATTTTATAAAAACATCAGAACATATCGATTTTTATTATGCATGGAGTCCTAGTTATGCATCTTTAAATAATTTACCTGATTATGAAAAAATAAGATTAGTTGAATTTTTAGAAAATGGTATACAGGATTTAACTGAACAAAAAACTATTGATGAATTACGGGATTTAATTAAATTCATCAATTCAACTAATAATGTTGAAAACGCAATAGAGGGATTATTTCATTTTACAACGGAAATGGATAAAATGAACAATACTGATGTTAATAAGTTAAATGCGGTTGATTTTAAACAAATTGAATTACAAATAATATCAAAAATAGTTGGTAATATCGATTAATTTTCGTATCTTTATAGTATAAAAAAACAAATAATGGCAAGAGTAAGTTATAGTCAATATGGAATGTGGACAGGTTGTCAACAACAATTCAAACTAAGTTATATAGATAAGTTAGGTGAATCATCTGCAAATATCCATACAATCTTTGGTTCGGCAATGCACGAAACCATTCAACATTTTCTTTCCGTTATGTATGGCGTTTCCAAAAAACAGGCACTTCTATTGGATGTAGAGGGAATGTTAAAGGAAAAGTTAGTAGAACATTTTACTACTGAAAAGGCTAAAATGACAGAAGGTACTCCATGTACTCAAATCGAATTAGAGGAATTCTTTGGTGATGGTAGACAAATTCTACACTATTTTAAAACTAAGTTAGATAAACTTTATACTAAAAGTGGATTCGAATTAGTTTCAATTGAGTTACCCCTAAACGCAGAAGTAAGACCAGGGGTTAATTTTGTTGGGTTTATCGATATTGTATTAAAGGAAGTATCAAGTGGTAAAATTATTATCATTGATTTAAAAACATCAACACGAGGTTGGAATCAATATCAAAAAGCAGATAAGGTTAAAACATCTCAGATGCTTCTATATAAGAAGTTTTACTCAGAAAAGTATAATGTCCCATTAGATAAAATTGAGGTTGAATATCAAATTCTAAAAAGAAAGGTATCAGATACGACTGAGTTTACAATTCCTCGTATATCTAAATTTGTTCCCGCTAATGGGAAACCATCAGTCAATGCAGCTTGGAAGGGATTTATGGAGTTTGTTGATTCCGTATATGATGAAGTAGGTGCAGTAAAACAAGTTGATTTTCCTACTAATAAATCAAAAGCTTGTGATTGGTGTGAATTCAAATCCAGAAAAATTTGTCCTATTTGGTCATAAATTTTATCTTTTTTATATTTGTATATATTTATATACATAACAAAAAAAGGAGAGTTATGACAAATACAAAACTGACTACGGTCAAAATCGTAAAAGATGTTTATTCAAAATTCAAACAATTATCGTTTGAATCAAACATCACACTACAAAAATTAGTTAATCGTTCTTTAAACAAATACATTGAAGACGAAACATTTAGAACTCAGATTAATGAGTATTCAGAATTACACGCAAGTGGTTCACAATTTTAATTTTTAATTTTAAGTAAATGACAGAAGTAAGAAAGAAAAAGAAAATTCTTTTATTATCCGATGATTTCAGAATGTCCTCTGGTATAGCAACTGTATCAAAAGAATTAATTTTTGGTACATTAGATAAATACGATTGGGTACAATTAGGTGCAGCAGTAGAACATCCCGAAAAAGGTAAAGAAATTGATTTAGGTGATGATGCTAGAAAAATTAGTGGTGTATTTGATGCTTCAGTTAAAATCGTTCCGTGGAGTGGTTATGGTGATGCTGATATTTTACGCGAGTTAATAATGAGACATCAACCTGATGCAATCTTACACTTTACCGACCCTCGTTATTGGAGATGGTTGTATGATATGGAAGCAGAATTACGTGAAAACGTACCTATTTTCTTTTATCATATTTGGGATGATTTACCAGACCCTCAATATAATAGAGATTATTATGAGAGTTGTGATTGGTTAGGATGTATTTCTAAACAAACATATGGTATTGTACGAAGAGTAGGTCAACGAACTGATTCACCAACATTCAAACCCCTTGAAGATTGGCAAGTATCATATGTACCGCATGGTATTAACTCAAATACCTTCAAACCTGCTGAAGTACCTGATGAATTCCGTAAAAGAGTATTAGGTGATAAAGATTATAAATTTGTCCTATTTTGGATGAATCGTAATATCAAACGAAAACAACCATCCGATGTCATTTGGGCATATAAACGCTTTGTAGATTCTTTACCAATTGAAGATAGAGATAAGACTTGCCTAATTATGCATACCCAAGCGGTTGACCAAAACGGAACGGATTTGTTTAAAGTAAAGGAAACCATTTGTCCTGATTACGAAGTTAAGTTCTCAGAAACTAGAATTTCACAAGAGGAATTAAATTGGTATTATAACTTATCAGATGTTACTATTAACATTGCAGGTAACGAAGGATTTGGATTAACAACTGCAGAATCAGTAATGGCCGGAACTCCTATTATTGTAAACGTTACGGGTGGATTACAAGACCAATGTGCATTTACATTAGATGGTAAAGAATTAACGGCAGAAGATTATGTGAAAATTGGTTCGGTACATGATTGGAGAGTATGGGCAGATAAGTTAGGACACGGAGAATGGGTTAAACCAGTATTCAGTAAAGTTCAAACACTTGTAGGTTCAGTTCCAACGCCATATATTATTGATGATAAGGTTGATATTTACGAAGTTGCTGATGCAATGAAGTATTGGTATGATATTCCTAAGAAAGACCGTAAAAAGAGAGGTTTAGCGGGCAGGGAATGGATGTTAAACGAAGGTGGATTAAATCATACAAATATGTGTAAAACTCTTTCTGATGGTATGGAAACAGCTTTCCAAAATTGGAGACCTAAAGATAGATTTGGATTATATAAATTAAAATAATATGAAAGTTAATATAAAAAGGTTACAAGAAAATGCAATACTCCCATTTTACGCAAAAGAAAGTGATGCGGGCATGGATTTGGTAGCAACATCAATTAAAGAGAATACTACATTTCAAATAACATACGGATTGGGTATAGCATTAGAAATACCAGATGGGTTTATGGGTTTAATTTTCCCGCGTTCATCTATTAGAAATACCGAACTTATTTTAAGCAATTCAGTTGGAGTAGTTGATGCTGGATATAGGGGAGAACTTCAAGCAACATTCGTTAAATCTAATGGACTTGATTCCCTAGCATATAAAGTGGGAGATAGAGTTTGTCAACTTATAATCATACCACATCCAATCGTAGAATGGACAGAAGTAAATGAATTAAATAATACCGAAAGAGGAGCCGGAGGTTTCGGTTCAACAGGAAAATAAAAAATAAAATATGAGCAAACCATTATTAGTATTTCAAGCACCAGTTTTTACAAGGAGTGGATATGGTGACCATAGTAGAGATTTACTTCAGAGTTTATTTGATTTGGATAAATATGATGTGAAAGTAGTACCAACTCGTTGGGGTTCTACACCACAAAATCAACTCGATGGTGTGAGTGAATTTAGTAAAAAAGTATTGAGTAGTGTCATTACAACGTTAGATAGAGAACCGGATGTATATATTCAGGTTACAGTTGCTAATGAATTTAAAAAAATGGGTAAATACAATATTGGTATTACCGCAGGAGTTGAAACTACTTTAGCACCAAAGGATTTTATTGATGGTTGTAATAGAATGGATTTAGTTTTAGTACCATCTAACTTTACAAAAGAGGTATTACAAAAAACTTCGTTTTCTGAAGTGGATAAAGCATCAGGTCAAAAAATTAGAGATATAAGTGTTCAAACTCCAATTGAAGTTCTTTTCGAAGGAGTTGATTTAGATATTTTTTTAAATAGAACTAATCAAGAAACTGATGTTCTTATTAATACTGAAAAATTAGATAAAAAAATTGAAACTGATTTTAATTTCTTATTTGTAGGTCATTGGTTGAGTGGAGATTTAGGACAAGACAGAAAAGATGTAGGAATGTTAATTAAAACATTTTGTACTATTTTTAAATCCGTTCCAAAAAATAAACAACCCGGTTTGATATTAAAAACATCTATGGCTGGATTTAGTATTATCGATAGAGAAGAGATTAGTGAAAAAATTAAAACCATAACAAAAGAATATGGTGAAAACTGTCCACCTATTTATTTATTATTTGGAGATATGAAATCAAGCGAAATAGCAAATTTATATCATCATCCAAAAGTAAAGGCTATGATATCATTTACTAAGGGTGAAGGGTATGGTAGGCCACTTGCAGAGTTTGCTACAACGGGTAAACCTGTTATAGTTTCAAAATGGAGTGGATTGACTGATTTTTTACCTGAAACTAATACTATTTATTTAGATGGAGAATTAACAAATGTCCACCCATCAGCAGCAAACCAATTCTTAATGGCAGAATCACAATGGTTCTCCGTAAATTATTCAACTGCAGCACAAAAAATAATGGATGTGTTTAAAAATTATAATAAATATTCAGATACTTCAAAGGGATTGCAAACAAATATTAAAAATAATTTCTCACTAGAAAAAATGACAGAAGTTTTTGGTAATTTACTTAATAAATATGTTAAAGTTGCAAGTCATGTTCAATTGAAATTACCTCAGTTAAACTTACCAAAGATAACTAAATTATAAAATGCAGTTTTATACCAACCAATATAAAGAAATATTAAAACCGGAACGAAGAATTAGTAAATCACTAATTTTACCTAGAAACGTTTATCGTATTTCTACATATGTTGATGGTGTACCACCAACAAAAGTTGGGATGGAAAGTAGATATGTATTTGTAATTGGTAAAATTGATAACAAAATTCATTGTCTTTTATTGAATCACGTATTACCTGCAAATTTTATTACATTTTTAAATAAACTTAGAGATAAAACAAAACCAATTGAAAAAGACCAACCATTAAGTGAGTTACTCAAATTAATGAGTAAAGATGGTCATCAATTATTTGAAACCTATGTAAAACGAAATAGAACAATCTACTCACATAAATTAGATAATTATAGAAGTTATTTTTTAGATAAAATTGCTAATGTTTGGGAAATCCGATTTGAAGATGGGTTTTTACAAGAAATATTCCAAGAAGGAAATACGGCTTCTACAAGACGAGAAGTTATTAAAAAAGAAATAAACGAAAAAGATGGCTAGTATAAGTTACGCAGTTACAGTTTGTAATGAAATTGATGAGTTAGCACAACTCCTTAATTTTTTACAATTACATATCAGAGAAGAAGATGAGATTGTCATTCAATATGATGAGGCATCAGTTACTAAAGAGGTAGCAGATTATCTTAATTTAATCAATGTAATGCATTCCAATCACAAAGTGGTTGGTTTTTCATTAAATAATGATTTTGCATCATTCAAAAATAATCTTAAATCTCATTGTTCAAAGGATTATATTTTTCAAATAGATGCCGATGAGATTCCACACGAATATCTAATAGAAATATTGGGTGAGGTGTTGGATAGTAATAATGTAGATATTGTTTTTGTACCGCGAATCAATACAGTCGAAGGTTTAACTCAATCTCATATTCAACAATGGGGTTGGAATGTAAACGAAACCCAATGGGTAAACTTTCCTGATTATCAGACAAGAATATATAAGAATACGGATGATGTTACATGGATGGGTAAAGTACATGAAAGAATTACTGGATACAATACATTCTCAAATTTTCCAGCAGAAGAACAATTTTGTTTATATCATCATAAACAAATAGAAAGACAGGAAAAACAAAACTCTTTCTATGCAACCATCTAAAATAACATTCGTATATAACCACGCTCCAAATGAAACGTGGTCAACTCCTTTATCATTATTAAATGAATTCCAAAAGAGAGGATGGGAAACTGAAATAGTTTCAATAACTGCAACGGATGATTCTCAATTACAATTATGGATTCAACAAGATATCCCAACGGATATTGTATTGTTTATGGATTGGGGTAGAATTGATTCTAAATGGTTGGATAAGAGTTTAAAACCAAACACATTTTGGATACAAGAAAGTGGAGATGACCCTCAAAACTTTGTAAGAAACTATCCAAAAGCAAATAGGTTTCATTATACAATTACACCAGATAAAGTATCAGCAGAAGAATATAGAAAAAGAGGCATAACTGCTGATTGGGTCCCCCATTGGGCAGATACGGCAGTTCAATTCCCAATGGATGAACCGCCTCAATATGTTGCGGTTACAAGTAGAGGAAGAGGTGGTTCTGAATTTTTAGATTACCTTACGGAATGGGGTGATGGTGGGATTGGAAACCGAAACGGAATGGATGCTATAGAACATACTGAATTTTTGAATTCCGGTTTAATGGTTATTCAGAATAGTAGATGGGGAGAAATAACTCGTAGATTGTTTGAAGGAATGGCATGCGGTAAGATGGTTATAACTGATAGGTTAAAAGAATCAACTGGTCTTTCTGAAATGTTTATAGAGGGTGAAGAAATAGTTTATTATGATAATATGTTAGATTGTATTGAAAAGATAAATTATTATAATGAAAATAGAAATGAACTCAATCGCATTGCCCTAAATGGAATGAATAAGGTTTTAAATACTCATACTCAAATACAAAGAGTAGATAAACTAATAACCGAATTTAATAATTTTAAAAAAATTAAATAATGGCATTATTAAAATTAGATTGTGAATCAAGTGTTAAATCGCAAGGAAAATATGTCACTCAAATAATACATTTTGTAGGTGGGGAAAAACGAACTTTTGAAAATATAGAATCAGAATACATTAAGCAAGGTCAATTTACTAAACTTATGACAAGTGATGGTAGAATGATTTTGGTAAACGATAAAAATGTATTATGTATAGAAGTATTTAAACAACCATAGTATTCAGTATATAAAATAAAAATTATGAAAATTGCTTTATGTATATCTGGAAAACCTAGAAGTTCTATGTTTTGTTATCCATATATTTACGATGCCTTTATAAATAATGAACATCAAGTTGATACATTTATACATAGTTGGGATGAGTGTAGAGCAATTGATTTATACAATCCAAAAAAATTAGAAATAAATTCAGATAAAGAAGCATTGGATGTATTAGTACCAATGTTAGATTTAAATGGTATAAAAATAGAAGGAAACACTAAGAATAATGTGTTAATGTATTATTCCATTAAGAAATGTTTTGATTTAATAGAAGGGGAGTATGATGTGGTAATCAGAGCAAGATTTGATTTACTACTTCAACCAAAATTTGATATTGAAAGTATAATTAATGATTTAAGTAATAAAAAATATGATATCTATATACCAACTGAAGAATTTAATATGGGTGGGTATAACGACCAACTAGCAATAGGAACGTATGATGCAATGAAAATTTATTCAGATACATTTTTGAATTTAAATATATTTGCACATGAATTGGGTAGATGGCATCCTGAAACATTTTTGGGGAAACAACTTAAAGATAATAATATAAAAGTACATCAAACAAATTGGGATTATAGATTGGTTAGAAATGTGAATGCAGAAACTCATTGGCCAGAAAATCCATACAAATTCTTAAATTTATAAAAATGAAAATAAAAATTGAAGTAGGAGCTAATAAAGGTACGGAAACCGAAGAATTAGCATCAGATGGTTCTATTGTATATGCATTTGAACCAACGTATGAACTATTAGTAAAGTATCTTTGGCCACTATCATATGAAAATAAAAATATTAGAATTTTACCATTTGCAGTAGATTCTGAAAACTCATTCAAAAAATTTAATATAGCAGGTCATTGGGATTGGGGTTGCAGTAGTTTATATGAATTTTCTGATGATTTAAATGAAACTTGGCCAGGTAGAGCTGATTTTAGTAATACTCATTCTTATATTGTACCAACCATTACATTATATGATTTTTGTGAATTATATAAAATTGAAACTATCGATTTTTTACATATAGATGCACAAGGAAATGATTTTAATGTTTTAAAATCTTTAAAAGATAAAATATCGTTTGTAAATGAAGGTGTAATTGAAGCATCAAATGCAGTTGAATTATATAAAAATACAAGTAATAAAGCTGAGGATATTCGAGAGTATTTAAAGTCAAATGGATTTGAAATAGTAAAAGAAACTATTAATGATGAAGTTGAAGCAGAAATAAACATACATTATAAAAAAATATAAGTTATGAATAAGTTACCAATCAGTATAGGAATATTGGCATGGCGTAGTGGACAAGTCCTTGTAGATACTTTAACTACATATTATGAAAATGGTTTGTTTGATATGGTAAACGATGTTACGATTCTATTTCAGGAGGTAACCTCGCAAGATATGGAAATCGCAAAACACTTTGGATTAGATTTCATTGGGTTACAAAAGAATATCGGAATAGGTCAAGCATTCATTCGTTTGACTGAAAATGCAAAGGAAGAATATGTTTTAGTATTAGAACATGATTGGAATTTAATTGAAGATAAAGAAACTACATATGATACATTAAAGAAAAGTTATCAAGCAATTGAAATGGGTATGGATGTTGTTAGATTAAGACATAGACAACAGCCAGGTAATCCACATTTTTCATTTAGAAATATAGGAAAAGAACTTACTTATTATGATGATGAAATTGAATGTACATCACCTCATCTTTTAGATTCACTGCATTGGTTAGACCCTGCAGTTGAATTCCCTGATTTGATAAAGAAATCGGAAGATATGTTTTGGACTACATCTCGTTATGGTAATTGGACAAATAACCCATGTCTTTATAAAAAACAATTTTATTTAGATACTGTCAAACCCTTTGCAGGAGAAGGTATTGCATTGGAAGGTAATATTAGTAAATGGTGGGCACAACAGGAATATAAAGTAGGGCATAACGAAGGATTGTTTATGCATAACGATTATCAAAAATACGGAAGATAATGACAAAATTAATTATATTTGATTTGGATGGTGTATTAGTAGAAGCAAAACAAATACATTTTGAAACATTGAATAAGGCTTTGTGGGAAATAGCAAAGAGTACAAAATATGTTATTTCAGAAGCAGAACACCTATCTATATACGATGGATTAAAAACCAATCAGAAATTAGAATTATTAACACAAAACAAAGGACTACAAAGAGATACATACGAAACTGTTTGGAATAGAAAACAACATCTAACCATTGAAGCTATTTCACAATTACAACCTGATTTACAAAAGATTAAATTATTTAAAGAATTAAGAGATAGGGGATATAAATTAGCATGTGCTTCAAACTCAATTAGAAGGTCTGTATTGGTTATGTTAGCAAAGAT